AGATCTATTATCTAACATTGATCGCGAAAAAGGTAATAATAAAATACTTGTTGTGGTTTTTGACGATTGTAGCGATAAAAAAACAGACCTATCAAATTTTAATGTTAAAAGAGTTGAAATGATACCCAATATGGGTAAGAAAAAATATTACAAATTATTTAATGCGACCTTCAAGTATATTAAAAATGTAAAATCAAAATACTTTATTTATTTACCTGACGACATAAATTTGGTTGATAATTTTTTTGGTGAGACAAAGAGAATATATGAATCAATAGCTGACCCTAAAAAAATATGTTTGAGTATTTTGACTGATGATCGTGTAACCAGAAGAAATTGGACAAACTTCAAAACAAATGACTTTGGTGAGTATTATCAAACTCAATGGAACGATTTGTGTTTCATTGCTGAGAAAAGATTTTTTGAAACATTAGGTTATCAAATAGAGACAATTGATGAACGTAGGTGGGATAACGACCCAAATTTAAGTTCAGGAGTTGGTCAACAGATTAGTGTTAGATTAAATGAGATGGGTTATAAAATGTATCACACCAAAAAATCTATGGTCTATCACGGTAACCACGAATCAAAAATGAATCAAACCGAAAGGATGAAAGTGAATTTAATAACAAGATGAGTGAAAGACGAATTGTAAATATTGCATCCTATAAAAGGACAGATTCTTTAGTTAAAACTTTGGAGTCATTGATGGATCAATGTGACGAAATTAATCTTGTTCTAAATGATTTTGAGGATGAGATCCCAAGTATTTTATACCACAACAAAATAAATTTATATTTTAGTGATAACTCAAAAGGGGACGCATTTAAGTTTTACAGATTAATGGAATCTGACGGGTATTTTTTAACTGTTGACGATGATTTAATTTACCCCCCAAACTATGTTGAGTATATGATTGCCAAATGTAAGGAATATGGTAATACAAGAGTCATAACATTACACGGCAGAAACTTCTCATCTTTTCCTATTGCAAGTTATTATAGATCGGCAACAGAAAGATATACTTGTTTAAATGCGGTTAATAAAAATGTTATTGTTCAGTTTGGTGGTACTGGTGTAATGTGTTTTCACACCGATCTATTTAAGTTACCTATAGAATATTTTATATATCCGAATATGGCTGACGTATGGATTGGTAAATATTGTATGGAGAATAAAATAGAAATATTATGTGTAAGGCATGATTCGGGGTATATTAAATACATAAATCAAAATAATACTATATTTGATACTGAATCAAAAAGAGATCATTTACAAACATTAGTCACCAATTCTATTTTTGATAAAACTATAGTTTTACCGAGTGTTATGTATTCTGAACCCGAAAAAAAATTGGAGGATATTTTTAAAGTTAGAGAAACACCAATTAAAATTACCAAAACAATGGAAAAATCGGTTAAAACGATTAATTATGAAACGGTGAATCAAATATTTAATAACTCACCATCTCACAAATCAATCAAACCAAAAACTATAACAGGAAACTCAACACTGAAAACAAACTCATCTATGATTAACAAATTAATATTAAGTAAAAAAAGAAGATGAGTTTATCGGTAATTATACCAACATTTGACTCCGTAGAATTTATAGGTGAGTTAGTCACATCAATTCAAAATAACAAATACGATAATGAGTTTGAAATTCTGTTTGGTATTGATGGTTGTGAAAAAACTTTGGAGTATGTGAAAACCCAAGAGTTTCCTAAAAATTTCTTCTTTTATTATTTTACTGAAAATGGTGGACCATATATTATAAAAAATACGTTGTCCGAACTAGCAAGATACGATAAACTATTTTTCTTCGATTCTGATGATATAATGTTAGATACTCTATTAAGTGAGGTTGATAATTCGTTAGATAAATACGATTGCGTGAAACCAAAATTCCTTAACTTCAAAGATTATAAAGGTAACCGAAACTTTAGTAGTGATGGATCACTATATGGTGAGGGTGTCTTTGGTATTAAAAAAGAAATATTTCTTAACATGAATGGATTTGAAGGTTGGAAAGTTGCTGCGGATTCTGATTTCATGGGTAGAATATATAAGTTTAACAAGAAAATAAATCTAACATCGGATGTTTTGTTTCATCGACGACTTCATAATAAAAGTTTAACAAGAAGAAAAGATACAGGATACGCATCACAAATGAGAGCGGATTACTTTAAAATAAGTAAAAATAAAAAAGGAGGAGTTGTATTAGATGAGATGAAAATGGGGGATTATCAGGTTTTAAATTTAGATACCAACACATTATCTCAATCGATAGTTCAGATACAAAATGAAGAAATTAATTTAGCAAAAGAGTTAAAAGAAAAAAAACACAAATTTTTAGAAACGATATTCAGTGAAAGAACAAGAAACATACCTGAAAACAAACAACCAAAAACAATCAATTACGCACAAGTTAATAAAACGACAAACCACCAAACAAACTCAGTTATTAATACCGCATTGAAGAAAGCAAAGTTAGAGAATCTTAAAAAAAACTTTGGTAGATAGGGATATTTTATTATCTTTGTTTTATGATTCACGGAAATAAAACAGGTAGAGTAATAAATGACGAAGGAACTAAGTTTGTTAAAAAACTTATAAATAAAAAACCGATTTCTTTTGAGGGTAGATATTGGCACGAAGGTGACATCAAAATAGAAGTAGCAAACATACGCAAATATCAAAAAAGTTATGGTCCAGGTTTTGTGTACGAGGTTGATGTAAAAGTATCATTTATAAAAGAGAGATGGTATTATAGTTCCACTAGAGCAAAAAACGATAGAGTAAGACGATACAAAAACGAGAAATTATTGAGAGAAGAATTGGAATACTTCAATATTAACGACTTAGTAATATCAAAGGTTCAGTATGTTTAGAGTTCTCATATATTTATTGATATGAAATTATCTTTAACTGAATATCAATACCAAAGAATTCAAACACGACTAACATGTGAAAATATATTGGAAGAGATGGTTTTTAAAATATCTCTTCTTACTGAAGACGGGAAAACAGAACCCGACATGGAGTGGGATTTTACTGACGTTAAAAAAGATTTAGATCTATCAAAACTTTGGGTTAAAACCAAAGAGGATGCCAAAGAATACCTCACAATCTTAAAGAACAAAATTAAAGAATTACCGACTGAACTTAAAAAGAAAATAATTAGATATGTAATGTATTCGTTTTTAGGTTTATTGAGTTTAAATCAAATTCAGTCCTCATTAGAACCAACACTACAGAAAGCAGTAGAAACGGAAAAACAAGTTTTTGAGCAACCACGAATAAGACAATCGTCTGACGACTTATACAATCATCTAAAGTATGAAGAAGGTTCGATAATAAATAAGGGAGAACCTGTATTAAGAGCATATGATCTTGGTGATGGTGCTTATACTATTGGTTACGGACACGCAATATTTGAAGGTGAGGATGAAGGTTATGAATTCCTACCGTCATATGAAAAAATTGTTCCAAACATAACTAAAATTACTAAAGAACAAGCTGAAACATTATTGAAAGACGACATTAAAATTGCGGAAGGAATTGTTAATGAATTTTTGAATGATTGGGAAAAACAAGGTATTAAACCAAAACTTACTCAAGGTATGTATAATACTTTAATATCAATGACGTACAATATGGGGCGTGGTATAAGAAAGGCTGATTTTATACAGGCGATTAAACGAGGTGATCTTGAATTAGCAAAAGAACAAATTGCACAGACAAGTAATCACATGTTTAAGAAATTTCCTGGGTTAGAAAAAAGAAGAGCTAAAGAGGCACAAATGTTTGCGTAATGGATCAAGAAAAAATATTAAAATTATTCAAAAGGTTTGCGGGGAATGAAATTAATCTTCACGGGTTAAAATGTATTCCTGTTATAGTTGGGGAAAAAATTGTTAGTAAACACTTCAAACCTTCTTATCCTATTGGATTTAAAATAGAAAATCCAAATGATGTTTCTTATTATTGGGCAATAGTGGATGACGAACTTTTAGATATTTTAATGGAGTTTGAAGATTATGTTGGTATTAGATTAGATACTCACATATTATGGGGTGAACAACCAAAATTTTATCTTAACGAAAAGGTAAAAAATCAAATACAAAAAGTTTTTGATTCAGTTAGAGAACTCAAATTTACAACAGGAACTCCCTTCGTTGGACACAAACGATGGATTATCCAAATAGAATCTATTGGGTTAAAAACCAGACATTACGATGCAGAGTCGTATTATATTGACAATACCGTTGTCCCAATATCTGCCACAAAAGATGGTGAAAATGTTGATGTTAATGAGGCAATAAATACATATATTGATGATTTCTTAGCTCATTATGCGGAACCATATTATGAAACTGAAGAATATTACGAAGATGTTGATGGAGTGATTGCACAATACCCACTTTTAAATGCTGACTATGTTGCAACTTACTACGATACCAAATTTATACGGTAATGTTAACACAATATTAACTCATTTACCATTTTGTTAAGGTTCTTTTTTTAGTGTGATTTTAGATTTTTTACTACTATCTATTGGTAGAATAAAATTTAAAATTAAAAAGATGAAACAAATTTACTTAACAATTTTCTCGGTTTTGATGACATTTATGTCTTTCTCTCAAAACCAATTTTGGACACCAACAGATTACAGAGGTGCGTTTCCTGTAACGGACAACACACCATCAACAGATTGGACATATGGTTGGTCTAATTGGGATCCACAAAACACAGTTTATCCAACGACACAAACAACTGTAAATTCAGACATCACAACAAACACAACTTGGTCAGGAGTAATCAAACTCCAAAACAAAGTTTACGTTAAGAACGGAGCGACTTTAACTATTTTACCAGGAACAATTATCAGAGGTGATTTTGCAACTCAAGGAACCTTGATCGTTACAAGAGGTTCTAAACTCGTTGCGGACGGAGAACAATTTAATCCAATCGTCTTTACATCTAACAAACCAATTGCGGAAAGAACTGAAGGTGATTGGGGTGGTGTTATTATCTTGGGTAAAGCGATTAACAACCAACCTGGTGGTGTTGCAAATATTGAAGGACTCGCACCAACAAATTTTACACAACACGGAGGAACAAATGATAATGATGACTCAGGTGTAATTAGATTTGTACGTATTGAGTTTGCGGGTATTCCACTTGAACCTAATAAAGAAATTAATGGTATTACTTTTGGTTCGGTAGGTAATCAAACTTTGGTCGACTACGTACAAGTAAGTCACTGTGGTGACGACTCTTTTGAATGGTTCGGAGGAACTGTAAATTGCAAACACTTAATAGCTTATTCATCAATTGATGATGATTTTGATACTGACTTTGGATACAGAGGTAAGGTTCAATTTGGTTTGTCGATTAGAAATGAAAATTTGTCAGACGCCGCTGGCGACTCAAATTGTTTCGAATCGGATAACGATGCACAAGGTAGTGCAGCACAACCATTGACGGCACCTATTTTTTCTAACTTCACGATAATTGGCGCTAAAGGCGACGGAACGGTTTCCCTACCAATCGGTGAAAAATTTGAAAAGGCTTTCAGATTAAGAAGAAATACCGCAACTTCTGTTTTCAACACTATTGTTACTGGATGGGAAAAAGGATTATCCATTGAAGGTCTACCTGTAGAAGATAATATTTTAGGGGACACAATGCATTTCCACAGTAACATCCTTTCAAACTTTAACATTGGGACTGTATGTATTACAACAACACCTGGTGTGTTATCAACATATTTCTCACAACACGCAAATGATTCAGTTTCAACACACTCAAACATCAATTGGGTAACACCATTTGTCCCACTTGGATTGACGCCTGATTATCGTTTACAAGAAGGATCGACAGCGGCTGTAGGATCAAGTTTTCCAACAGAAATATTCGGAGACTTAGCATCGGTAAACGAAAAATCGGATGACTTCAGAATCTACCCAAATCCCGCAAGTGAGGTAGTTTATGTTAGTAAGAAATCATATATAGAGTTGATTGATCAAAGTGGTAGAGTAATTGATTCTGTGAATGATAATGAAATTGACTTACGTAATTTAGAGAATGGTGTTTATTATATTAGAGTAAACAAAGTAAAAACTAAAAAATTAATTATTAAGAAATGATATACCTTTGGTTATCGATAACTACAATGATATCATTTGTGATAAAGAAAGACAGAAGAGATTATTTTGAATGGTCTAAAAAATAAAATGAACCCCACTCACAAGGTGGGGTTTTTTCTTATCATAGATCAAGAAATTATTCGTTTACAAGTCGAAATTAAAAAACTATATTTTTATTAGAAAATAAACAAAAATTAAATTAAAATGAAAAAATTAGTAATCGATTCAGCACACTCAGAAGTTGGGTTTAAAGTAAAACACCTAATGATTTCTACGGTTAAAGGTAATTTCACAACCTTTGGTGGTAGTGTAAATGAAGACGGTAGTGTATTCGTTTCTGTTAACACTAACTCCATTAACACAGGGAATGTTGACAGAGACAATCACCTTAAGTCGGCGGAGTTCTTTAACGTAGAGGAGAACCCTACAATCGCTTTCGCAGGTAAGATGACTGAAGATATGAAAACAGTTACAGGTAGTGTTACAATCAAAGGAATCACCAAAGAAATCAAACTTAACACTGAGTATAACGGTATGAGTGTTGATCCTTGGGGAAATACAAAACACGGATGGGAAATCACAGGTACAATCAATAGAAATGATTTCGGTCTTACATGGAATGCACCATTAGAAACAGGTGGTGTATTGGTAAGTGAAAAAGTGACTTTAACTTTGGATATTCAAATGTCAGAAACGGTTGAACAAACTGTAGAACAAGAAGCGTAATATATTCACACAATATTATAAAAACAAAAACCTCACTTTACTGGTGGGGTTTTTTATTTATGTTAATATTTATAATTATGGAAAAATTAATCAGAAGAATTGTTAAAGAACAAACTAAATCACTTTTGAATGAAGGTGGTATTAGAGATATAAAAGATTTAGCCAAAAGATATAAGATGGCTAAAATTTATTTCCACTTAGATTTGGATGGTGTTACAACGGCATTGGCAATGAAAAACTACTTGGAACAAAACGGAATTAAAGTTGTTGATGCAGAACCAATCCAATACGGAGATAGAGAGTTCTCAGTTAAAAAACCCGATGGTAGTGGTGATATTATGCCGGTACTTGTTGATTTTGCACACGGTAAACCAATGTTTGTTATTCATACAGATCACCACGACTCACAAGCTGGTGTTGAAAAAGGAACATCAACAAACTTCAAACCTTCAAGATCAAACGTTGAGACTATCTCACAAACAATCTCACCTAAAGAAATTTTCACACCTGAAGACATTGAAACAATCTCTATGGTTGACTCGGCTGATTTTGCAAAATACGATTTAACACCTGAACAAGTAATGAGTTATTTGTTTAAGATAGATAGAGAACGAGACGCTAAAAGTAATAAAAAAATGATGGGACTTGTTGCTAACAAATTATTGTTAGCTTATAAGAACAAGCCAGGTTTCTTAAGAGACATTGTGTTAAACGCTAAACCATCTTTATTAAGTATCATTCTTAACATTAAAGATCAGATCCAAGAAAAGGGATATGCTAAAATACCTCAACTTGAAAAAAACAAAGAGGATTATGTTGCCTCAATGAAACCAAACCCTAACGTTAGATACGAAGATGGTATCATCATTCAATATGGTGGTGGATCAAGCATGAAGCCAGGATCATACGAAAGATACACACCATTTAGAAATTATCCTGATGCTGACTTCTTAACAATTGCTTGGCCAATGGGTATAGTTCAAGTATCTTGTAACCCATTCAAAAAAGACAGAGCATTGAAAGGTGTTAACTTAGGTGAGGTAAAAGACGAGGCACTATCTAAATGGGAATCACAATTAAAAGACAGAAGAATACCACTATCAACAATTAAATGGGTATCTGAAAGTGGTAAAGAATTTGGTGAAGGGTCTGTTGGGTTCACATTCAAAGATTTTATGGCTCTTTATGGTGACACTGTTGATATGTCATCAAAGTCACTCGGAAAATTAGAAGAGATGATGGAAAAACCATTTAGTCAATTGGACGAAAGTGAATTAAAAATGTTGGATGAAATTACGGTTTCGTCTTGGGATTTAATTAACTCTAACAGTGGCGGTCACAAATGTATTACTAATATTTCAGGACTAAATTATTTGGGTAGATCAACAAGACCACCACAAAGTAAATACAAATACGATCCTGAAAAAGAAGACGCTGCGTATGTTAAGTTCATAAAGATGTTACAAAAAGAATTGGTTAGAATCCTTAAAGAAAAGATTGCGGAAAGTGGGTCTGAAAGATATGAACCTGAATTTGAGATTGAAGTTAATGAATCAATAAAACAAATTACCAAATCTCAAATCAAATCAATGTTTAATAAAAAATAATTAAACCATATTCTTAAGAACCACCTCCAAAGTGTAGATAGATTCCTTATCTTGTTTGGTTTTAACCTCTTTAGATTTCAAATACTTAAGGCTCTCCAAAAGTTCGTCTTTCTTACTTTTAGGTTGAGCCTTTTTTTGTTGAGGTTGATTTGATACCACAACTTTATTTGTAGTTGGTTTAACAGGTTCTTTACTGCCAAGAAACTCTCTAACAATCTCCATAGATTTGTCAGGGTTCCAAGTAACCAAGTTAACAAGTATATATGCGATTATCTTTTCCATACTACAAATATAATGAAAATAGTTGATATTTATGAAAATATGAAGGATCTAATTAGACGTGTTATTAAAGAAGAAATTGAAAATTCTAAAAACGAAAAAAAAGGAATTGATCTTGCAATAAAGATGTTGAAAAAAAGTTACCCATACGTCATTGGGTGGAAATATACTGAAGAACATTCTGAAAGGGCTAC